AAGCTTGATGAAGCCATAGACTATACAAGAGATATTAAGTCCGGCTTAAAAGATGATATCTTTAAGCTCGAAGAAAATATTGAAAGAATGGAAGATAAGGTTGATGATGCTGAGAATAGAATGAAAGATACTCAGGCATCTATCGAATCAACACTTGCTGGAGTTCGCAAAGATTTAAATGAACAAAGTAAAGATGTAACCTCTTCTATTCGAGAGGTGGAAGCTACGGTAAGAGCATCTGAAAAAGATGTACGTAATGTAATGAAAGAGACCATCAAAGACCTTGACGCTAAAATGGATAAACTAGACGACGACATAAGAGAGACGTTACAAGAAGCTCTCAATAATCCTTTAAACAACTAGGAGACAATAATGGCCGAAGAAGAAAAAGTTAAAGTTAAAGCACCTCATGCAATTAGAGACGAAGATACGCCAGAAGGTAAAATGGAATTGCAATTTCGTGTTTTAGGAAATGAAATGATCGGTATCAAAATGATTGTCGATGATATGAAAATGAAATGGGTAGCTATCGGACTTGTAGGCATTTTAGTTATGACGTGGGCTGCAGCTGAATTTAGTTCAGTAATTACTCAAAGCAGCACTGATAGCAGTTACGCCGTAGAAGAATAAATTTCAGCTTCTCGCCTTTTATAGGCTGCCTCAAATCCAATTAGTCCGTATTCACTTCTTTCGGTGTTGTTCCATAATCTTTCTATGTAGCTATTATAAATCCTTTCGACTGTCTTATCACTTTCATTAATATTAATGAGATGGCCTTTTACCAACCAGTTTAAACGATTAGCTTCTTTTCGCACGAAAGGTGAACACATGTAGCAGACTCCTATGTTGAATAAACCTATGTATAAAATGTTAGTGCTAACAAAATGAAAAAAAGGAAATATAATGAATAAAATTTGGAATGTGCCTATTGTAGATACTGGTGACGGCGAACTAGGGCTTGAGATCCCAGATGAAATTATGGATAAATTAGATTTATCTGTGGGCGATACAATTATCTGGGAAGAAACCGAAATAGGCGGATGGAAATTAACTAAAAAAAGTTAGCTAAATGCTAAATTAACTGTGTACAAATGATTTGTAATAGTGTAGAATGTACTTATAAAATGATGGAGATTATATAATGGCACACGAAGTAGAAATGATTAACGGTCAAGCTCAACTCGCATATGTTGGCGATGTACCTTGGCACGGTCTTGGTGTTGAAGTTCGGAACGATATGACGCCCGAACAGATTATGGTAAAAGCTGGCCTTGATTGGACAGTTGAAAAAGAAGAAGTACAAACAGTATCAGGTGTAAAAATTCCTGGTAAAAAAGCTTTGGTTCGTTCTTCTGACGGTTCAGTTTTAGATATGGTCGGTGACGACTGGAATCCAGTACAAAATACACAAGCTTTCGAATTCTTCTCAGATTTCGTAATGGCCGGTGATATGGAAATGAATGTAGCAGGATCTTTAAAGGATGGAAAAAATGTATTCGCTCTCGCAAAAGTCAAAGAGTCTTTCACTATTCTCGGCGAAGACCAAGTTGACTCCTATTTACTGTTTAGCAATCCTCACCAATATGGTAAAGCTGTTGATATTCGCTTTACTCCCATTCGTGTTGTATGCAATAACACGCTCACATTTTCTCTAAACTCAAAGTCTAAAAACTTTGTAAAAGTTGGCCATCGCTCTACATTCGATGCTGATATGGTTAAAGAGCAAATGGGACTTGCTTCTGAAAAGTTTGCTCAGTACAAAGAGATGGCAGAATTCTTGTCAACTCGTCGCTTTAATACTGAATCTCTAATGCAGTATTACAATGAAGTATTCCCACACCGTGAGCAGCGTACTGTGTCGGCGTTTGAGGAACTCTCACGCACAGCTCAACTAGCAGCTTCTAATCTTGAGACTCAGCCTGGTGCAGAGTTCGGTCAAGGAACTTGGTGGCAGGCATTTAACTCTGTTACATATATGACTGACCACATTCAAGGTCGTAGCTCAGAGAGTCGGTTGAATAACCAGTGGTTTGGTTACAATCAAGGGCGTAAGATTAACGCCGCTAACAAGGCGGTGGAGTTTGCAACAGCAGCATGAAAATTATAAATGATGAAAAGAACCCCTCATTGTTGGGGGTTCTTGAACCTGGTGATCGTGTTGATGAATATGAAAAGTGGGTAAGCAATCTTAATCAAGATCTTATAGACTCTGGTTATAACCAATATGAGTATAAAGTTGTAAAAAAGAAGGATAAGTTGTACATAGATCGCATGTAATTTAATTAAAGAGGCTTAGGCCTCTTTTTTTATTGTATAAATAGTACCAAAATAATAGGAGCTACTATGCAGCGCTTTAAAAATTATTATACATTACAGGAGATGTCTATGGTTAGTGTAGCAGATTTAGATACTGATTTTTTAAAACGCGCGCAGAAGATAACATCGTTTAATTTAACACCTAATGATTTTACTAATTTAAAGCATAAGGCTGAAATACAATATTTGTTCCGCATGCATTTCTTTCCTAAGTTTGACTTGGATAAAACCTTAAAGGGCACACCTACCATTAGCAAGCTAAACAGTGTTATAGGCATGTTAAAAAAAGAAAATTTAAATAAGTTTAAAACTCTGCACAGCTATAATCTAAAAGGTGTTGGTCCAGGAGAGGCTACACTATATTTTATATTAGACGACGCGCATCTAGGTGGTGGGGCATCTGCCGGCGCTGATATTGTGATTGGTAATAAACCTTACGAAGTAAAGGCTGGTGATATAAGTCAAGGCTTTTTTAAGAACTTTAAATTAGGCGGTACTGTTCCTATCGATAAAATGGTTTCCGCTGGTCTTAGATTACGCGACATGAAACCTGAAATTAAAAAGCTGGCAACTGAAAAGGCCGGGGTGTCAGGTAGCCAGATAAAAGCTATTTTAAGCGACAATGAGCTGGCACCTATGTGGAAAAAAGACGTAGAAGCACCTTATGTAAAAGCAGCGCATGGCTATCTGGCTAAAAATCCACTTATCTTAATGGTCAATAAAACACCGGCTTCTCAAATAGGAGAAGTAGTAATGGTCGGTAAGCCAAAATTAAGTGATGTCTACTTAGATGTTATTACTCAAGGGACAATTAAACCTAAAATAAAAATTGGTTAAAAATAATGGAAAATTTTACATCATATATAAAAGAAAATAAAAATACTCATATGACGCACATAGAAGATAAAGTTATCTATGGCGGCGTTAAGGGTACAAGGCAAGCTATTCTGGCTTTACGCGAATTGAGAGATATGTTAAGAGGAGTGCATGATGGATCTGTCAGTGTTAAGTGGGACGGGGCACCTGCCATCTTTGCTGGCACTGATCCCCGCGATGGCAATTTCTTTGTTGCTAAGAAGGGAATTTTCAATAAAAATCCTAAGGTATATAAGTCTGATGCTGACGTGGACGCTGACACTTCTGGTGATCTTGCAGTTAAACTTAAGCTGGCTCTTAAGCACCTTCCAGCCTTAGGGATTAAAGGTGTAATACAAGGAGACTTTTTATTTGGCCCCGGAGACGTCAAGACGAAAAAGATAAAAAGTGAATCTTATGTAACATTTCATCCGAATACTATTGTTTATGCATTACCAAGTAAATCAGCAGGCGCTGATGCAGTTAAGTCTGCAAAGATTGGTATTGTCTGGCATACAACCTATAAGGGTAATACTTTTGAGTCTATGAAAGCTTCTTATGGCGTCGATGTTTCGAAACTAAAATCAGTTAAAACTGTATGGTCTCAGGATGCAATGTTAAGAGACTTAACTAATGTTACTATGAGCAAAAAGGATACTGAAATTGTTAGCGACTATCTTTCGCAAGCTGGGTTTATATTCAACAAAATCGCCGGATCAACTCTACGACAACTGGAATCCAATACAGAGCTTGCTAGGCTCGTGGAGCAATTCAACAACTCCTATGTCAGACAAGGGCAGATCATTGGAGATACCAACAGACATGTCACCGCCCTTATCACGTGGATTAGTCAGAAATATCAAAAAGAAATAGATAAACGTAAAAGTGAAAAAGGTAAGACGGCACAGCAGAAAAAATTAAATGAAATACTTAGTTTTTTCTCACAAGGTAATAAAGATAGCCTAAAGTATATGTTTGACTTACAAAAGGTTATAGTTTTAGCAAAATTAAAACTTATAAATAACCTTAATAAATTGAGTAAAATCAATACTTTCGTTAAAACTCGTAACGGTTATAAAGTAACCGGTGAAGAAGGTTATGTAGCAATTGATAAACTTGGTGGTGATGCGGTAAAAATTATTGATCGTATGGAATTTTCATACAATAATTTTTCACCAGATATATTAAAGGGATGGGATAAGCCAACGAGGAACTAAATGGCAAAGAATTTAAATTTTAAAGACTTTATGGCTGTTGATTACATGCCAGGTGAAGATGACCTGATTAAGCATGCAGCTAAAAAACGTAAACAGTATACGCCTACCGGAAATAACGCCGAAGCAGTAGAGCCTCCTGATGAGGCTCTTACTATGACCCAGCGAAGAGCTAAGGCGCGATCAATGAAAAAGTATCAGGCTAGATTAGCAGTCGGCCGTAAAAAGGCAGCAGCTAAAGTTGCTAACCCTAAGGTTCTTGCTAAAAGATCCCGTAAGGCTGCTCGTAATGCTATAGCTAAAAAGCTTACTAAGGGTATTTCAAAGGCAGATCTTACTCCGGCACGGAAACAAGAGATCGAAAAGCGTTTAGATAAAATGGCTCCTAGAATAACTAGGTTGGCCAAAAAAATGCTTCCTAAAATACGTCAAACAGAATTAGGTAGAAAACGCGGGTAATATGATAAATCGTTTTAGTCAGTTTCTTGTTGAAGAAGAAAATGTAGTTTATTTTACCTTTGGTAGAATGAATCCACCTACTATTGGTCATGGTAAGTTACTAGATACTTTATCTAAAAAAGCACGGAGATATCCATATAGAATATTCTTGTCACAATCTAATGACAAGAAAAAAAATCCGTTGCAATATAAAGATAAAGTAAAACATATTAGAAAAATGTTTCCGAAGCACGCACGGTCTATTATTTTAAATAATAAAATTAAAACACCTTTTCATGCTTTATCATTTTTATATGATCAAGGTTATAAGAAGGTAGTTATGGTTGCAGGATCAGATCGCGTTACCCAATATGATGTGCGTTTAAATAAATATAATGGAAAAAAAGGTGATCATGGATTTTATAATTTTGAAGGCGGCATAAAAATTATATCTGCAGGTGAAAGAGACCCCGATGCTGATGGAGCAGAAGGCGCTTCCGGAACTAAACAGAGGGGATATGCCGTAGCCAATGATTTTACTGGGTTTGCCAGAAGCCTTCCATCCAATATGTCAAATTCAAACGCAAAACGATTATTTAATGATGTAAGGTCTGGGCTAGGACTAAAAGAAGAAAAACAATTTAAAAATCATATTCAATTAGAGCCCGTCTCTGATTTACGTGAAGCTTACCTTAGAGATAATATTTTTGAAGAAGGTGAAAAAGTTGTACTAACTAAAAAGGGTATTGTAGGCAATATAAAATACCTTGGTACGAATTATCTTATAGTAGAATCAAAAGGTGAAACGTGGAGATGCTGGCTTGACGATGTGTCTAAAATAGACCCTAATCAAAAAGTAGAATGGGATGTTGCTAATCTTCCTAATGAAGATAATGATGGTATTGTTAGAGAGTCTCTTAATGAAGCATCAATGTATGCAGATAAGCCTGATTGGGGCACGCCTGAATCAACCAGAAAAGCTAAGAAAATAACTCCAGGTGAAACAACAGAAGCACAGGATAGTGACATTAAAGATAGGCCGGGTTCCCAGCCGGCTAATTATCATAGAGGTCTAAAGAAAGCACAGAAGATTGCAAGAGATAGGCAGTTTAAAAAACAGGCAAAAATGTCTGATAGTGATCCAAAGGCATATAAGCCTGCGCCTGGTGATGCAAAAGCAAAAACAAGATTATCTAAACACACCATAAAATATAGAAAGATGTATGGCGATGATTAATTTTAAAGCGTATATTGCAGAAGATGCTACGGCTTCTCTTAAGAAAAAAGCAGAAAAAACTGGCATGCCATTAGGTGTTCTTCGGCAAGTTTATAATAGAGGTGTAGCCGCATGGAAAACCGGCCATCGGCCGGGTACTACTCCATCACAATGGGGACATGCAAGAGTAAATTCATTTGTTACCAAATCATCTGGTACATGGGGAAAAGCAGACAAAGATCTGGCAGCGAAAGTAAGAGGCTAAAATGACAAAATCAGCAGACAGAAAACCTGAAAAATATGTAGGACCTGATGGAAAACCTAAAATTCGTATGGTTCCTGTAGATAAAGAAGTAGTTAAGAGTGAAGGCGGTATGAAGCGCATTGCAACTACTCAGGCTAATAAAGCTGACAGAATGGCTGCTGGTGGTAAAAAAGGTCTTGAAACCTTTAAGAAAAAAACAGACGAAGCTTGTTGGGATAGCCATAAGCAAGTTGGAATGAAGAAAAAGGGAAACAAAATGGTACCTAATTGTGTTCCAAAGAATGAATCTTATTCTATGAAAGAAAAAGTATGTAAATCATGCGGTGATACGTATGGTAAGCCCACAAACGAAAGCTGCATGTACGATGCTTATGATATGGCCGGAGAAAATTGGTGCAGCAGAAAAGAATATATTGCGGCTCAAAAGAAAAATGAAGCTAACACTTATGCCGGGCAGCGTGACAAAATGAAAATCATCAATAGTAAGCCTCACCCAGATGGTGGTCATATTGTAACTATGCAAACAAAAGCTGGTAAAACTATTAAGCGCCATTTAAAGAATGGTAAAGTTAAAGATATGAAAGAAGAAGTAGAACAAGTAGATGAAATTTCAAAAGGAATGGTTGGTAGATATTTGAAAAAAGTACCAGCTTCTGCTGCGCATGCAGGAGATCGTACTGGAACTGGTGGAATGGGTCAAGCCGGTGCTTCAGCTGATGTCAAAAAAGGTTATGAAAAGCAACGTAAAAAAGGTATTTCTCAATTTCTTAAACGCCAAAAAGGTACAGACATGGCTGTTGATAAGCTTACAGGTAAAGCAAAGGTCCCAGCTAAAGAAGAAGTTAATGAAATTTCTAAAAAAACCGCTCAATCTTATTTAGATAAAACAAAGGGTGATGATGCTTTTAGCGGTACAAGAAAAGCA